GAGGTTATCCGTAGTTCGCATAAGTCCCCAGTACCGAATGCTTGGGCAGTCGTATTATCCTGCCCTCGAGTTACCGTGAAGTTATTACCGCTCCGCGCTGTGACCTTGACAACTTCTATCTTAGTCGCGTCAGCCGTGGCAAAAGTGATATACGTATAATCACCCGCCCCGATAGTGGGGAACTCAGAAGCATCTGCTACAGTTATAGAAGTAGCCGAAGTCGTTATGTCCGCGCTTAACGTGGTAGACGCATTATTCGTATATTTAAGAGCCATTGAAATACCTTATGAAATGGTAACAGTCCAAGTGATAGTCATAGAGTCACTTGCGCCTTTGTTCACTACCGCGAACTTAGTACGGGCCAACATGTCTCCACTTGTCGCAGCGTCAAAAATACCCGCTTCTGTAACCGCGCCAGTTCCCGTTCCCGCAGCGAATGTAGTAGTAAATGTAATACTCGTTCCTGAAGCCGTAGTGCTTAGTGCTGTTCGTGAGCCTGAGATAGCAGATTGGAGGGCTGAGTCACCGGCTGCCGCTGCATTCGTGCCAGTGCCCAGTTCCATGTGGGACATAACACCTTGGCTAGTATTAGCCATGCGTTGAATTACCCACGCTTTACCTGTGGTAACTACTAGGTTTTTAACTTTCTGAACGACTTCACCGTTCTTCTCGATTGTTAAACTACCTGTGATTTTTAAGTCGTCGTTGATCATCGTATTTTCCTATGAGTTAAATGTTGCTACGTTAAATGAGCTTGCATTGATCCTACTACTACTAGCTGATATGTGGAGTATGGAGACGGTATCTGACATGGATATGCTGTCAGGAGTTATGCCTACGCCGAACTGAAATATTGGCGCAGTATCAGCTATTGACGCGGAGTCAGCGAACGCTCTGCTGTAGGACACTGTACGACTAAACGTATCGCCTATAGTGAGTGGGTCGGTGACGGGTTTATTGAATCCCCATGAGTCTGTATCAGACAGTCCGAACAGATTGCCTTTACTTCCGACAAAATCTTTATCAATGAGCGCGGTGTCATCTAAGAAGAACCCATCTGAGAATGCTCTACTGTAGGACACCGTACGGTTAAACGTATCGCTTAGCGCTACCGAATCAGTTGCAGGTTTAGCTAGTGTCCACGTAGGGACATCCGCTATGCTAGCGCTGTCATTAAACGTTTTCTGGATTAGTATGAAGGTTACGTCAGCCACAGCATAGGTGTCTACGAGGCTTCGGTTCTTAGTATCTGGTTCTACATAGATGCCTGTGGCCTGAGCCCGTCGTGCGCTTACTGTGGCCGCAAGCCTACCGTGAGATACCCCCGCCTGTATTGTAGTCAGGGATATTGTTGCCCTGAGCGCCATTAGAAGTCGTCTCTAACTTTGAATTTGAGCTTGTCGAAGATGGTCTGTTTATCGCCTGAACTATCCTCTAACTCGATCTCAGCTTCGTACGTGCCCGCATCGACATCTAGCGTCGTCGCGTTCCACTGCATGAAGCATTTCCCGTCGGTAAACGGAGCTGTTTTTCCGCAGGTCATCGTGTCTAAAATAGCGTCTCCGCCTAGATCACGGAAGTAAACGCGTACAGTCTGCCCGGTCAGGTCAATAGGAGCCCACGTTGTAGCGTCGTCAGGGTCTAGGGTCTTACCAGTTGCGGCGGTGTTGGAGTCCCGCAGTATGAAGTTTAGTTCGGGCTTATCGTCGCCTGAAACTAAATTGATTGTGTCGTAATAAGCCATATTTTACTCCTAGGAGGTTATTCTCAGCATTGGCCATGCGTATAGGGTTCAAGTCTATCCCGCTAACCGTTGATTGGGGTCGACCATCTTATCTACCTCGAACTTGAGAGATAGACTTTTAACGAAGGACTCTCTGTAAGCGAGAGCTAGTTGCGCATTCCCTGCGTCCGCATCCTTACTAAAGGCGCGGTATAAAACAAAATCCATTAGAGCGTTAGCGTAGATATCGTCAACCGATATCTTGGTGCCTACGGTTAAGTTAGCTATGACTGGCGGGTACGCCGCATAGACCATCTCGATATATTCTGTGGTGCTCGGTTGCGGGGGGTAAACGTAGAATACTTTCGGGTCCCGCATGTCAGCCATGTAGTGCTTGACTACGGGCTTCGCGCCCGCGACCGTCCAGTTAGGATCTTGCGCATCCATGAGGTGTTTAAACACAATAGAGACTGCGCGACCAGGAGTTGTGCCTGCTGACCCCATGTTGCGATTGACCTCTATTAGTTTAGTACCGTCTGTAGGTATAGCCTGCTTCACCCCCGCTACCAATTTGACGCTGAGGTTCTTTACAAATGCATCGGGCCGGACTAGGGCCAGTTCGCGCTGCGCGTCGTTGATCCATTCCAGCATCTCGGCTGACGTCCAGCGGACATTACCGGTATCCTGAAGAACAATTGAAGCCTTATCGACTACATCTTTAGCGTCTATAGTTGCCATGTTACCAAGCCGGTTGAATTTCAGGGTTGGCTACGTCTAAGAACGCATAGCCTCTTCGTGCTTCAGCCGCCGCTTTCGCGACTTCTTTCTGATACATCGTGAAGTAAAACGCCGCCAGCTCTTGATGGTTCCAAGATGTGCCAGGTTGCAGAAATAATATCTGCTTAGCCTTCATGACGATGACCTCGTAGTACCGGTTAAACATGTCGTCGTCAACCGCCGTAGCATTGAATTGAGGTTTAAGTGCGGCCTCTATGACCAAACCGTCTTTAATCTTCTGGGAAGGTACGTCGGTTAGGGTTACAGATTTAGGTAGCGTATATGTATATGTTCCGTGCGTGTTACCCCAACCTTCCGTGAACGGATTGTGATTGAAGTGATCGCCTAGACTTTGGAGACTAGCTCCATTCGCTTCGACTCTAAGCACACGGACTACGTCCGTCTTGTTAGGGATGTCAATTTCGTATTCCGCAGTCCCTTTAATAAGGGGCTGGGAACCCGTCGTTCTCCAAGTATAAGTACGTGCACAGAAATCCCGAGTGGCTTCGATACATGCCCTGTCCATGACTGGCTCAGGACACCCGATAACCTCGGGCGCTATAAACTGATAGAACGATTCTAATTTCATCCGACTACGCTATATGGGTACGTTAATACTTCATTGATAGGTGTTGAGTGGTTTTCCGGATCGTAGCCCATTTCATATTGAACCGCGTGTCTAAGCGCCTCTTCTATGTATACAGGTACGGTCACTTCCAGCCCTCTCTTAATTAGCCAAGTTTTACCGTTCACGCCCACTTGTACGTCTTCAGAACCGGTATCTCCGGACTGCTTATGTACGATGATCGTGACTTTCTTTTCGCTTTCGGTAACTTCCTTGAACGGGACTTCCTTATCTTTCACTACTGCTTTCTTGGTTGTAGCCATTATGTTGCTCCTTGCAAACTAATTAAGAGAGGGCCCCCGAAGGGACCCTCCACTTCTGGTTAGATGTCAGTTACGCCGACTTCTAATCTAGCCATCCACGTTTGGTTCAAGATGACAGAAGCGAAATACGCTTTCCAGCCAACATAACCAACCTGACCTAGAGGGTCAGATTTACTTGGAGTGCCAGGGTTTAATACTGAAGGTGTGATCGCTTTAGCGCCTTTTAGAGGAACTAAACCGTATGCGCCTTTAGCGATAACAACGATAGGATATACATCGTTTTTATATACTGGTGTTGCGCCCGCAGCCGCAGTGTTAGATGCAACCATGCCTGAAGCGCCTTGCGTTGCTCCTGCACCACTGAAAGGTGCCAATAAAGGGGTCATGATGAAGCGAATGCTTTCAACAGAACCTATCTCTTCAGGGCACAACGGTTTACGAGAACCGTAATCCGCTAAGTGAGTGAACCCAGCTAGGTCACGAACGTCAGCTTCACAATCGGTATGACAGAAAGCGATGTAACCGCCCTCTACTGATTGAGTTGCGTAGTTAACAGATGAACCCATAATTGAAGTTACCGGCTTACCGCGGTTAGACTTCAAGTTACGAACGATCGCACGAAGACGATTCAATGTAATCTGGCTATCTACAGTCGCACGTGATGTATGAGCCGCTTTGTCGTAGAACAAGTTTGAACCACCTTTGATGGTGCCCCAAGTTAGCATCTCGATAGTTTCAGCCGCTTGCTCACCAGATAGCATAGAAGCGTCAGCAAGAACTGGATCTTCTGCTAAGTCTTGTACTACGTCAGTGATTTTAGTTACGCCACCGTACTGTTTCAACGTAACTTGCACGTCATCGTAGCTTAGTTGTTGCTCTGCTGGTGCTACACCCTCAACAAGAGGAGTCTGTGTAGTTAGTACAGAGAAAGGTACTGGACGACGGAATTTAACCGTGTCAGCTGTGTTTTTAGGTAGTGGTTTAGACTGACCGAATTTAGACAAAACCAAGATTGGTTCTGCGTGTGCTAGCATTTGCTTTGCGGCGTACGCTGCGGTACGCTGTGCAATATGCCCGTAATTAGTTAGAGCCATGAGTGTTCCTCAAATTAAAAGATAAACGAATAAATATACGTTTGAAGTTCTTCTAACGAGGGTCTTGCGGTATTCGAGGCGAGTGCGTCGTGGCAGGTTCCGTCGTACTACTTCCATGTCCATGGTAGAGGACCCAACCGCAATTAAGGGGTCGGGTCATATCCAGCTTATTGACTAGTCCTGATCAGCGTAATATGCGAATGCGGAATCAAAATCATCGGGCGGACCTGATGGTTTCGAACGCCCCCGTTTGGGGACAGCCACGTTGCTTTTCAGCACATCTTGACGCGAAGATCGGATCTCTTCAACTTGCTCAGACTTATCTGCATTATAACATTTTAGGAGGTAAATGTAATCCTCTGATTCGTACGATTTGCGCAGATCTTGTACCTTCAAGGGCTGTTGCTCTACCCACGAATCGAATCCTTCCGATCGTATAGTCTCTTGCCATTCCGGATATGCGCTGCTCACTATGTCCATCTGAGAATCGACGTATCTCTCCTCTTCCATCTGGCGTAACGGTGCTAGACGCTCTTCCACCATCTGCTCAACTCGAGACTCGATTTCTCCTAACCGTTCGTTCGTCCCGTTGGCTATGTCTGGGTATTCTTCTTGAAGATTCGACCACAGTTCTCCGCTAGGAGGGGTAACACCTTCTTGAAGCGGTGTAGGCTGGGGCGTCTCCACATCAGCCAACTTTCTACTAAGAGCTGAGACCCTACCATTACCTGATGCCACGCTATGCTCGAGCTCTTTGATTTTGGCTTGGGCGGACTCGTATTCCGTTCTATAGGACTCAGGGATGTCGGCCCAATCGGCGTCCTCACTAGCGGGTATGACCTCATCCGCGACGCTATCTGTATCTTCCTCGACTTCAGGAATCTCTGCATCATCGCTTGGTGCTTCCACCGGCTCATCACCGGGCTCTTCCATCTGAGGTTTCTCATCTACCGCATCCTCCCATCCCTGCTCGAATTCATCAATCGCTTTTTCTTCTTCTTCTACTTCCACTTCGTTTTCTTCTGCCACTTATAGTCTCCTAGACTGGAAAATCATCTACATCCATGTGTGCCGTGCGTTCCCGCTCGGGTTGCTTCAATAGCAGGTTCAAAGCGTGCGCCTTTCCCCTATAGAACTGCGTATCCTCGTACGATAGCTTCGGGTTCTCTAGCGCCTTAGATATCGTTTCTAACTCCTTAACGGCGTAGTCGAATACCCTACCCCACGTCGTCGATGTGACGTCAATCATATGCCTTTACCCTCCTTAGCGGCGTAGTCCATTTCGGACATGTGCATGTTCGCCTTGTTATCCTCTACCAGTTGTGTTTTAGCCAACGTCGCCTCTAATTGAGACATGCTGGATTCGCCCTGCGCTGATATCTGTAACATCTGGACCTTAGCCTGCATCTCAGCTATCTGTAGTTTAGCTTGTAGCTCCATCTGTTTTAATTGGATCTCTAATGGGGGCTCTTCAGCCTGCGCCGCTTGCGCTTCTTCCATAGCCCTAATCTCTTCGTCAGAAACGATAACGTCATTAGGCGTGATGTGTTGAGCTTGAGCGACCTTACGAAATAACTCTGCATGTTTCACCAGCGGTCCGAATACGGGAGACTCAGCCAACTGCATCATGGTTACGAGAGCTTGAGTCTGTGTTTCTTTAACGAGTAGTGTTGAACTACCCCGCGCGTCGACCTCGAAGTCCCCCTTGATCTCCTCTTTAGGGTTGAACTGCATGTTCCAGTCGTAGAACCGAGTAATTAACGGTGTTGTTACGTCGTCGTCAAACGCCTTCACTACACGCCTGAGCACTACGTTCGATGAGTTGAGTAGCATACTCATTCCGCTGGCGGTATCCGGAGCTCCGCCCATCTCGCCCTGCGTTAGCATCGGTAACGCGGTTACATCGTCCGCCATATTTCTAGCGTTACTATATATCGCGAGAAGCTCTTCTAGATGCGAGCTAGTCTCGTGGGTATGGAACGCTGCCCTTACGTCGACTGTCGGGTCGGTCACGTGCCAGGTCTTACGCGGACGAATAGCCCAATTCCCATCATCCGGAATTAGGACTTCTCGGTTTAATACGATCTGTCCTCCAGTCGTTAGAGCAGCGTTATCAAGTGCCATGCGCCAAGCGGCGTTAGCTATGCGTTGCTCGTGACGAACTAGGTGTGGTAATCCGAAACCAAACATACTGGTATCATCCGACTCGTAGTTAAAAACCGAGTACGGGCGATCGCGTGTTTCTAGTGGGTTTAGGTCGGCTTTAATTACTATATTATTAACGAATGTGACGACGGCTTCCCCTACCTTCAACTCGTCCTGCTCTTCCATCTCGAATCCGCAGCAAGCCATGTCGTCTTTATCTAGCGGTCCGTGATATTCCAACAGTTCAAATCGGCCTTGCGTTAGGTCGGTAGATAGTCCTGATAACTCCCTAAGACGGGCTACATGCGTCTCACCGCCACTGCTAATATCTTTCGGTGACTCTTTGATGACCCTACGGATCTGCTCCGGAAAATAACCAGGGTTACCTACTAGATCTACGAGCTGTTTCTTCGACACGTATCTACGCTCGAAGATGAAGTTAGCATCATCAACGTGTGTAGCCGCCATGTCAGGGAAGAAATCCCAAACGTTAACCTTCTCTACGCCCGGACGGAACTCATCGACCATCTCCATTTGATGGACGCCCTCACCCATGTCTTGCCAACTCTTGCGCTGTCTGGCTAGTACGATGGGCGCCTTCACAATGCCTGTACCGAAAATACAAGCGTCATGTATAACGTCGCGCATTATCGAGTGGTAGCGAGCCTCTACGAGCTGGTCGTTGATCTCTTTCTCCATTGCACGGCTACGTTCTAAACTGTCTTGGATAGACTGGTTAGCCAGATCCATATTACTCACGGGCGCGCCGCCTTCGTCAGTCATGCCTTCGCCGTAATTATTCATAGCTTGGCTCGGATCCTGCGCCATCTTAGCTAACATCGGGACGGGTGTAGGCTGTATTCCCCAGTTCTTATCGTCCGACGGGAACAGCATATCCGAAAGTCGAGCTTCTGCAACCGATGCTTTAGCTCTGGTTAAGTTAACGAACGCTTTACTGCCGCCTGTAGCGGACAATCTAGCCGCTGTAGCCGCATCGTATTTACCCATGTAGCGCTCTAGATCTTCTAGCCAACGGTCCTCAACAACCTGGCGCACGCCAACTTGTTCCTGAGCCAATCGCGCTAGGCTAAAACCCAACATCTGTAAGCGATCTTCGTCCCCACTTTGCTTCTTCTTTTGTTCTTGCATCTAGTAACCAACCTCTGTATCGGCAATTATTTTAGGTGTAGTCGGGTACCGTTTGATCGGATCGACTATGGGCTTCGCATAACGAAGCATCATGATCCCGTAGCGCGTTGCCGCCATGAGATCATCTCGTTCTTTAACTACAATTCCATTGCGTCGATGGTAGATCCGGAACTCCTCCCACCAATCGGCTAGCATCCGAGAAACCTTCAATCTCCCCGTCTGCATCCTGTCCAACATGTCCATCAGTCCCGCTTCAACCCCGTAACTTCCATCTTCGAACGAAGCGCGCTGGTTAAGCATGTTGAGCCCTGATTCTTTATACTGCTCGGCTAGTGTTTTACCCGAACCCTTGTCGTGTTGTAATCCATCGTGCGGCCATGAAAACGGTATTTTCTCTCCCCAAGTGCGAACCCCACCGGCGAACATAATCGGTGTAGCGTTCTTCTCTCGGTGACAAGCGTGGATGTGAACGATATCGTTCTCTGGGTCGTATAAAATCATCACTGCGGCGGATGGATGCTGCCAACCGAAATCGATGCCTGCTATACTTTTCCACCATCCAGGTAAATCCTTTAGCTGTAGCGGCTCCTCGATTATAGAAGCCTCAGTGATCGGGAATACGCGCCCCGAACCCATGATAGGTATTCCTTTAGCTCGAGCTTCGCGTTCATGCTCTAAGTACGACGCTACGATCGATACCCGCTCATCTTCTGTGTAATGCCCCACATCATCGATAGTCATCTTGACTACGTGCTGTGCAGGGGAAGGGTTTTGTAGAAATTTAGCTACCACGTTACTCATACCGAGTAGCGGCGTAAACGTCAGTACAGCCCTTTGCCCGAGTTGTCCACGGTTTGTCCTCGTCAGACCCTCCGCGTATAAATCCTCGGGTGGTTCCTCGTCAAACCAGACTAGATCGATGGTCTCACCCTGCCACTTTTGTCGCCCTTTCGCGTAGGCTTTAAAGTAACAGTAACTAATATCACCGGTCGTATGTCTTATCTTGACGTGGTCAAATAGGTTGGGAGTCCCAAGCGCAGGCTTAGGATCCCCGACGATTATTCTCTTGGGGAGGATCCCCGCGTAACCGTCCTCTTGCAACTTCCCTGGTCTATCAAGCAACAAACGCTGAGTCGTATCCCTTATCGTCTCACCGGTGTCTCCACCAACCCATATAACTGGCGCCTTCGTAAATACTAGCCCTCTCCACCACTCGGGGTAATTACCACTCAAGTGGAAGTAACATTCCATGGCTCCGCTATATGTCTTGCCTGTCTGATTCCCTGCCATCAGGCATCTCTCTGCGTACTCAATCCCTATGTTATGAAATTCCTGCTGTTTCTCATAAGCAACGTACGTGTTTTGAGATTCCTTTTTCCGTGCCTCTAATTCCTTGAGTACACGTACCCGCTCTAGAAGTGATTCCATTACTTCTACCATCAGGTCGACTCCAAGCGAGCTATCTCAGCCAATAGTTCCTCCTCGCTCATTATCGTCAGGTTCTTATCCTTAATCACCTTCGGTTCAGCCGCTTTGCGTTTCGGCGCCGCGTACTGTGCTAATTCTTTATAGAGGTTGGCCGCTGTATTCAGCTCCCCCGCCTTCTCGGCTCTTTCGGCTATAGCCGCCATTCGCGCGATCGGGTCACACTGGAGATCAACAAGCAACTGCTGTATCTCTTCCGGCGACTTCATCACGCCCGCCGCTGATATCTTGGCGCGTTG